ATGGTGGTACATACTCCGCCACATTTAATCCTATGTTGGTACGTTGGTCTGATCAAGCAAATCCAACACAATGGGTTCCTGCGGTGACAAATCAGTCAGGTGAGTTTGCTTTGACTAATGGCTCATACATTATGACCTCAATGGCTACTAGACAAGAAAACTTGATATGGACAGATTCTTGTTTATATTCAATGCAATACATTGGATATCCGTATGTATTCAGCTTCCAAGTATTGATGGATAATATCTCTATACTTTCACCAAACTCTGCAGTAACAGTTGCTAACGTTACTTATTGGATTGGTAAGGGTAAGTTCTATACGTATTCTGGTACTGTACAAACATTGCCATGTGCTTTACGCCAATACATCTTTGATGACATTAACTTAAGCCAAGCATTCCAAATATTTGCAGGAGCTAATGAAGCATTTAATGAAGTTTGGTGGTTCTATGTCAGCAATGAAAGTGTTAATAATACTATTGATAAGTATGTGATTTATAATTACTTAGATAAAGTATGGTCATATGGAACAATGGCTAGAACAGCATGGTTACAATATGGTATTAACCCAAGCCCTGTAGCAGCAGATTACAACAATCGTTTACTTTATCATGAGGTAGGGACAGATGATGTATCAACAGCTTCACCGCAACCTATTGTGTCATATATACAATCTTCAGACTTTGGTATTGAAGCTGGGGACCACTTGGGATTCGTATGGCGTATGTTGCCTGACATCAATTTCAACGGCTCTACAGTAAATGCACCATCAATCACCATGACATTGTATGGACGTCAGAACTCAGGTTCTCCATATGTGCCATCAGATATTGATACGGTAACAAGTGCAAACAACTATCAGACAACTTCTGAGTATACGATTGAACAATATACAGGTCAGGTATATACAAGGCTTCGTGGACGCCAAATGGCTTTTCAGATTAAATCTACAGATCTTGGCGTAGCATGGCAATTAGGTACACCACGTATTGATCTGAAACCAGCAGGCAGACGATGAGTTCAATTAATTACACCGTCAAGCCAACTATTGCGCCTAACTTACCAACAGCGCAAACAGAGTATTCTATTGAGTATGAAATACAACTTACCAATGCTTTACGTTTGTATTTTAATCAGATAGATAATTTTACACAGAATGTAGCTAAGCCATCTTTTGGCACTACAGCACAAAGACCAACCTTTAATTTACCGATAGGTGCTATTTACTTTGATACCACGCTTGGAATACCAATTTGGTATAATGGTACACATTGGGTAAATTCTAGTGGCACTATTGTGTAAAACCCTTTAAAATGTAACACATTGACAAATTGGTGCAATTATGAGCCTACAACTAGCAGCAAAACATTTAGAAGCCCACGGACGTGGGGATGATACCCATCTAGTCCATATGACTACTGGTGAGCTTGCTTCACTGCAAAAGCTTGCTGAAGCTAAAGGTGGCTCATTAACAATCAATCCTCATACCGGCTTACCTGAAGCTGGCTTCTTAAGTGCATTACTTCCTACTGTTGCTGGTGTGGCGTTAGGTGCTATTACTGGTGATCCTTTATTAGCAGCCGGAATTGTTGGTGCTGGTGATTATGCGCTTACCGGAAGTCTTGGCCAAGGCTTAATGGCCGGCTTAGGTGCTTGGGGAGGGTCATCATTTGGCGGTGACTTAGCAAGTTTTAGTGCAGCTCCAGCAGCTACAGCTGTTGATCCAAGTATTGCTTCAGCAGGCCTTCCTGCTGGAATGGATACTAGCGCAATGACACAAGATCAATTGGATAATTTAAAGGCCCTTTATAATACACCAGGCACTCAAACTGCTGCAGCTACAAATGCTGCTACAACCACAGCTGCTAATGTTAGTCCTTATGTAAAAGGCACTGAAGGTGGATATACATGGGATCAATTATCAAGCGGTGCTAAAGATGCATTTAACAATCCATCACAATTCTTAGCTCAACCTGGCGCAAAGATGGCAACATTAAGTGCTTTTGGCGGCCCACTAATGGCAGGCTTATCTGCAGTAAACCAACCGGCTCCAACAGCAACACAGTCTGACAATTCAAATCCAATGGGATTAAAAGTTAATCCACAATGGACCGGCCCTACTGTTCCTGCACAGCCAAATCCTTACTATAAAGAACAATACGCTAACTATGCAAAAACTCCATATAACCCACTTACAGCAGCTGGTGGTGGTTTAATGGATGTTAATCGTTATGCTGATCAAGGCATGACTACAGATGATGTTGAATCAGATTCAACAACAAATAGCAAATACAATGCTATTCAAGATATTCAAAAGGGTGCTGCAATGATGAGTACTCCAAAGCCAGAAATGCCATCAGCACACATGGCTTTTCATTCTGCAGCTCATGACCCAGGCATTGTTGCATACTCAGAGGAAAAGTATAAAACAGCTGATCCTTATGCACGTGCAGTAGGTTTGTTGAATGATGCACGTACTGGCGCATTTGTCCCAGGTAAGGTAGCAATTGCACCTGCTGGTGGGTTAGGCGTTATTCCAACAGATCCGGCTTTAGTGGCTCAACAGCAAATTGCAGAGCAAGCACAAATGCCAGTAACGGCTAAAGAAGGTGGGTTATCATCAGTAACAATGGCTCATGGCGGAGATGTTGAATATTCTATGGGCGGCATTGGTTCATTAGGTGGATATTCAGATGGTGGAAGATTACTTAAAGGACCGGGCGATGGCGTAAGTGATTCAATCCCTGCATCTATCGGACACAAACAGCCGGCTAGATTGGCTGAAGGTGAGTTCGTTATTCCTGCACGTATTGTTTCAGAACTTGGCAATGGCTCAACTGATGCTGGTGCTAAGCGCCTATATGCAATGATGGATCGCATTAAAGCTAAACGTGCAGCCACAAAAGATATTGCAGCAGATACTAAAGCATATAAATACTTACCAGCATGATCATTTACGAAGACGTTAATGGTGTAGATTTCATTGAAGAATTTATGCAGGTTCTTCCACTGCACTATGATGAGCTTTGCGTTACAAAAGAGTTTCCATTAAATCCTGATTGGGATGCATACAAAGCAATGGCACAAGCCGGAATGTTGCGTACAATTACTTGTAGGAATGATGGCGAACTCATTGGTTATATTGCATTTTTTATCCAGCCACATGTGCACTATAAAGATTGTAAGACTGCTTATGAAGATGTTTACTTTATCAAAAAAGAATATCGCAAGGGTAGGGTAGGCATTAAGTTGTTTCAATATGCTGAGAAAGTTTTAAAAGAACGTGGCATCAACCGAATCATTGCTCATACAAAGATTCATTTAGATAACAGTAGATTGTTTGAATACTTAGGTTACAAACATACAGATAAACTATTCACAAAAATTTTATAGTAGGTAAAGCCATATGAGATATAACCATTTTGACATGTTGCCAGAAAAGGCATTCCAGCCAGTTGGCAAACGTATGACATTAGAGGGTGGCGGATCTGCACCTTCAGGCCCTACTAACACTACTGTTACGAATACCAACATTCCTGACTATGCACAGCCATATGTCACGAACATGTTGAACGCAGCTCAATCACAAATCTATAATCCATCTGGCACAGGCTTTAATGCTTATACTCCATACAGCAATAATCCTGCTAATTATGTAGCTGGATTTTCACCATTACAACAGCAGGCGCAATCATCTGCATCAAATCTACAAGTTCCAGGACAGTATGATTTAGGCTCTAATTTAGCTGCTCAAGCTGGCTATGGTTCATTAGGTGCTGCCAATCAAGCACAAGGACTAATGGGCCAATCATTGGGCTATGGTAATCAAGGTGCAATGTTAGGCAACATGGCTGCTAATATGGCTGGCATGGGTTATGGTGCTGGTCAAAACTTTGCTAACCAAGCAACCAATCCATATGCTGTACAAGCGTACATGAACCCATATTTACAATCATCATTGCAACCACAATTGCAAGAGATGCAACGTCAATACGGAATTACTGGTCAACAAGAACAAGCTAATGCTACGCAACAAGGTGCATTTGGTGGCTCACGTGAAGCATTGATGGCCGCTGAAAATGAGCGTAATAAAAATACAGCAATGAATCAAGCAATTGGTCAGGGCTACAATACTGCATTTAATAATGCTCAAGCACAACAATTGGCAGCTGCTAATCTTGGTCTACAAGGTATGCAAGCTGGTAACGCTGCTCTTAATACAGGTATTGCTGGCGCACAAACAGGATTACAAGGTGTTGGTCAAGGAGTTAATGCTGGTCAATATGGCTTATCCGGCTTAGCTCAAGCAGGTGCTCAAGGTACAAACCTTGCAAATATTGGCACTCAACAATTGGGTGCACAACAAGGTGTTATTGGTACACAAGCACAACAAGGTGCAACACAACAAGCGCAACAACAACAAATCATCAATCAAGCAATTCAAAACTACGCTACTGCACAGCAATATCCATACATGCAATTGGGTATGCTCAACTCTATGTTACGTGGTCTACCAATGCAACAAGCTACTACATCAATGTATCAAGCTGCACCAAGCGCTGTACAACAATTGGCTGGTCTTGGTACCGCTGGTATAGGCTTAAGCTCATTAATGAATAAGTCGGCCGGTGGTGGATTGCAAAAAGATAAAGTATCACGTTACGATTCTGGTGGCGCAATTCCTATGCGTATGATGAGCAATGATCAGCTCAAACAAGTACAACAAAGCCCAGCTGAAAGTGCTATTGGTAAAGTAGTAGCACAAGGTCAACTTGGGTTAAATCAATATGTAGCTAATAATCCTCAAGCTGCTCAAGTATTGAGTCAACCATTACCATTGCCACAGCCAGGTCAAGGATTGCCTCCACAACAACAAGTAGCTCAAGCTCCACAAAACAGAGCCGGCTTAGGTGCTATTGCAACGCCTCCTGATCTAACAACGATTAGAGCAGCTAGTGGTGGCATATTGGCATTTGCAGATGGCGATGTAATTCAGAAAGAAAAAAATAAAGAAGCTGCAGATTCATTGATTGGTGATTCAATGAGAGATCAAGGTGCTGCATCTAATTTTATGAATAATGTTCCAGGTCTTCCTATGCCGGCAGCTCCAGCAGCTCCACAAGATGTTGGCGGTTATACAATGACTGAAGCAGATAAGGCACCTAA